CGGCAGGTTTGCAATCAGACCCTGTACGATGGTAACAATGGCCTGAACTGCAGCCGGAATTAACTGCGGCAGTGCTGTTCCGATGCCTTCCACCAAGGCCACCACCAGCTGAACGGCGGCATCCACCAAAAGAGGAAGGTTATCAATCAGCGCCTGCACAATGGTCATAATGGCTTCCACTGCTGCGGGAATAAGCTGCGGAAGGAGCGTCAGTATTGTGTTCAGTAGCTGCGTGAACAGCTGGGTCACGGTATCCAGAAGAGACGGAAGCAGGTCTGCAAAAGCTGTCAGGAGCGCATCCGTCACCGTCGGCAGAACCTTGACCATATTTTCAATGACCGGAGTTACATTTCGGATAACATTCTGGAGAGCGTCCACCATGTTCTGGCAGAGCATTTCTATATCGGCACCCGCATTACCAAAGCCTACAAGCAGGTTTTGCAACGCTGCCTGCAGGGAGTTGATGGAGCCGGAGAGGGTGTTTTCTGCTTCTGCGGCAGTAGCACCAGCCACGCCCATGCTGTCTTGGATAACATGGATGGCCTCGACCACATCGGCATAGGAAGAAATATCGTACTCAATACCGGAAATGGCCTGCGCATCAGCAAGCAGTCGTTCCATCTCGGTCTTGGTACCACCGTAGCCCAGCTTCAGATTGTCCAGCATGGTGTAATTCTGCTTGGCAAATCCCTGATAGGCATTCTGAATCAGAGAGATGTCCGTACCCATTTTATTGGCGTTATCAGACATATCCGTGATAGCCATGTCTGCGTATTTCACAGCAGCTTCAGTGTCACCACCAAGGGACTGAATCAGCGAAGCGGAGAACGAAGTGACCGTCTCCATGTAGTCATTCGCTGACATACCGGCTGTTTTATAGGCATTGGCAGCGTAGGTCTGGAGTTCTTGCGAGGATTCCTTAAAGAGGGTGTCAACGCCGCCCACCAGCTGTTCGTAATCGGCGTAAGCGGCAATGACCTCTTTGCCGAGGGACACTGCCGCCGCACCAGCCGCCACAGCAACGGCACCCATTGCGGCACCGATGCCTTTTAAGACGCTGCCGAACTTTTTAAATTTGCCGGAGGATTTATCTGCGGCATCACCGGCCTCGTCGATTTCTTCTTCCAGATCATCGGCGCTGTCGGCGGCATCGTCCATTTCACGTTCGGCTTCATCCAAAGCCGTATTGTTNNGGTCCAGTTCACGCTCCATGTCATTGAGGGCCGCAGTTGCATTGTTCAGCTGAATCTGCCAGTTCTGAGTACGGCGGTCATTTTCACCGAAGGACTCAGCAGCATTGGCAAGGGCTGCACGGAGCGTTTCAATTTTCTGTTTNTGTGCCTCGATTTCCTTNTTCAGNACNTGATTCCTTGCNGTCAGNGCCTGTACGGAATTGTCGTTTTTATCAAACTGNGAGGACACCACTTTCATTTCCGAACCGAGGACNTTAAAGGACTGGTTGATTTCGGANAGCGCTTTCTTGAATTCCTTTTCGCCTTCCAGTCCAATCTTGAGACCAAAATTATCCGCCATCAAACCACCTCCTTAGATTCCGTCCGGGATAATGTCGTCGATATACATTTCACGCTTCGGTTTTGCCATGCCGTGATACTGCTTATGGCATTCCCAAAGGTCCAGTAATAAGCCAAACGGCATCAACCACACCGCATCCTGTGACAGATGCAGGTGGGCGATGCCGTAGTATAAAAGTCGAGTAAATAACTCTTTGTCACTTACTCGACCACTGCGTTTTTTGAATTGTCCTCGCTGACCACATTGCGCTTGGTTCCCTTATACAGAGCCTCGGTGATAGCCGCCTTATAGCCAGCCAGATCCAGAGGAGAAGTCAGAAGCTCGACGATATCCTCTGTCAGCAAATCACGCTTATTCTCTTTGTTCTTCAGATTGTGAATGAGAATGGACTGGTTTGCCAGCAAAGTAATGAGCCAGACGATTTCTCCGATGGCCATTTCAAAGTTCTCACTCTTCATGAGCTTTTCACCCAAATTCTCAAGGCCACCGTAGCGGCCAGCGATTTCCTTGGTAGCTTTTGTGGTGAGAATCAGCTCATATTCCTCACCGCCGACAGTAATTATTGCGCTGCGTTCCATATCCATCGATTAGCCCTCCTCTGTAGTCGTGATAACAGGTTCATAAACGGAAGAGTACCAGTTTTTAATGGTATCCGCAGAAACGCCAGTGTCACCCTCAGTGACTTCTGCTTTCCAAGGATGCTTGCCGCTGGCATCTGCCTTGTTTCTGGTAAGGACGGTACCTTCGATGGTAGGAGTGGAGAAGGTAATGCTATCACCCTTGGTAGCAAGGTTTGTAGCAGGGATACCGAACTTCACACGGTACAGCCAGTAATACTTGTATTTGCCGTTGGACTTCTTTGCTCTGAAGCCGATAGCAACAGGAGTGCCGCCGTCCTCGCCGCCGGAAATCAGCACCTTGTTATCGTCGATGGTAGCGCCCGTAAGAACGGAAGCCGCAGTCGAGCCGATATCGTCGATGCCAAGGGAAAGTGTGCCGGACTTAAACTCCTTCACGATTTCCGCAGCGCCATCATCGGCATAAAGAGTTGCCTCTGCCAGCTCCACGGAGAGTTCTGCCGAGATTGCTTTTGCCAGCTGGACAGGGGTGTCATAGGTTTCTTCGCCAGCTTCATCCTCGACAATGGATGCGTAGTACAATTTATCAAGACCAATCGTAGCCATAATCAATCCTCCAATTCATAGATTTTCGCCACATCAATGGCGTAGTGGTGGTACCCGGTGTCGTTTTCACGTTCGATGTACCTTCGGTCTGTAATGGTAAAATCCGAAGCCAACAGGCTGCGGACGATACTGTTTTTAGTTTTTGTGTAGTTGCCCTTTGAAAAGAGCGAGAGCCTTGCCTCCTGAATATCACAGCTGGGAGCATTATCCGCATGGAGGTCGAAGGTGTCCGTCAGTGGTACGATGACCACATACATCTCTGGCGCTGTGCCTTCAAAGACACCTGTTTCCACAGGAATGGAGAGGCCCTCAAGCAGTGCTTTTGTTTCCGATAACACATTCAAAGTTTCTCCACCTCCGATTCAAAGGCTGCTTTCATAGACTCAACACACTGTTTTTTCGATGCAGATTTGGCAGGCTTCAGAAACGGTTTTGCAGGCTGACCGCTTTTGCCGTATTCGATGATATTGGCAAGCTGGGCATTGCTGCCACCGTCAGATCTCGGTTCGGAAAAGCCGACCTTGATATTGAAGTTGCCGTTTCGGTCCATCTTTACAGAAGTCAGGCCCAGCGAGGACTCCAGTTCACCGGTGGCTCTGGAATCATACTTGGTGCCGCTGCCGATGACTGAGGAGAGGTTGCTTTGCGTTTTTGCCAGCACCACCTCGCCACCTGCCTGCAGCACAGTTTCTGCAATGGAATCGAAGTTGCTGCCAAGGCGGGACATGCGCTCCAGAAATTCATCGGGCATTTTTACATCAACTCGTGCCACTGGAAACGACCTCCTTTGCCAGAACCTCAATATACATTCCACGGCCTTTCACATCCTCAACAGAGGTGATTTCAAATCGGCTGTCAGCGCAGATAATCACCATTGCCGTAGTGACGGTCAGGCCGGGAATGACACGGAAACGGAAAAGGTCGGTGGCATCGGTAAATGTGCTGCGATTGGCCCATTTCTCGTTGCCATGCCGACCTTCCCTGTAGGCCCTGACCGAAGCAAGGACCACATCCGTTACTATAGAAAATCCCTCATCATCCAGAACTTTCTGCTTTTCCACGATTTCGATAAAGGTGTTCATTTTGCCAAAGCTCATATCACACCTTCCAATCTCGGTCGAGGCGGAGCAGTAAATTTACGGTGTTCCAGACCTGTTGTCCGGCCTGAACATTATCCGCAAAGAAGCCGCCCGTGGAACCGTCTCTGGATTCATAGAAGTGCGATGCCAGCATAATCACTGCCTGTTCGGTAGTGGCTGGCATCGCATTTTCCGTATAATATCCTGCTGTAATGTGCTGATAGCTTTCCGCATAGGAGACAGCGGCAGTGATGAAGCGCTCGATCAGCGCATCGTCAGCCGAATGCTCCAGAATCAGATTTTCTTTGACCTTAGTCAAAAGTTCGCTCATCACTGCCACCTCCTATCTTAGGCACCCATCTTGAGAACCTGTACGGCTTCAGGAAGGACCAGCTTGCCGTCCACACGTTCCTTGGCCACGAAACCGACCATACCGTTACCGGCATAGAGTTCACGAAGCTCGGCAAAGGAACGAGTGCCACGGTCACCGATGTTATAGTAGCTGAAATCACCAAAGGCGATGACAGGCTTACCAGCCTCGATGGTAGGCACGAAAGGAGAAGTCAGCACATCGTAACCGAACAGCTTACCCGGCTCACCGGCCTGATTGGAAGGCTGCCACAGATACTGGCCGTTTTCATCCTTGAGCTTGCGGATTGCAGCAATGGTCTGGTCGTTCATGATGAACTTAGCGCTCTTACGGTAAGGACGCTTCAGAGCGTAAACCAGATTGATGATTTCATCCGCAGTGATTTCGGTAGCGCTGGCAGCAGTCACACCGATTTCAGCACCGCCGGTAGTAGCGAAGATGCCCAGAGGCTTGCCAACACCATCGCCGTTGAGGAAGGCGTCCTCTTCGGCATTGGCCAGAGCCTTACCGAACTGCTTGATGATGTAGTTTTCCAGGCCGAAGGCATTGTCGTACAGGAGTTCCTCGGTAACCTTCACGGCAACATGGAGCTTGTGGGCATCCAGATTGATCTGGCTAAAGGTAGCGTCACCGAAGGTGAGTTCGCCGCCTTCCTCAATCCACGCTGCAGCAGGCTTGGCACCGGCGATGTTGATTTTGTGCTGGCCGCTGGTAGTGATGACATTGGCAAGACCACGGAAGATGTTCTCCTCAGTCAACACATCGATGAGGCGGGAATCGTACTCTTCAGGCACAAGGTANCCACCGTTCTCATCGATACCCTCGGAAAGGACATCCG